TTCATAGCTTTTTGGCCAAATGTTGTGGCGATAAATACATTAGCTGCACCGAACTTTTGGACGAGATGTTTATATACATCATTATGTCCTTGGTGCATAGGTTGGAAACGACCGCCATAAAATACAGCTATGTTGTCAACACCTTCTTTTAAAATATGTTCAATTAACATGAAACTTTACTCTCCGTTCGTAGTATTTATCAATTTAAAAAAACCGGTTGACGGACATCGGCCTATGCCGTATAATGCTTACTAACAAAGGAATATTTCAATGGCTAAATCAACAAAAACTTTTTACTTAACAAACAAAGATTTGTTAAGAGAAATACATAACAGCAAGATGTCTTACTGCTGGTCAAAGGATGACGACTTTACTCATTTCGATATTATTGTTACTGGCTTTGAGGAAATTACGCAAGAAGCGATTGCCGAAGCTAAACAAAATAGAGCATCAAGATTGCAAAAACTAGCACACCAGGTAGAGGTTAAACGTTGGGAACAAGGTTTAACAGGAAAGAAAACTAAGCCAAGAGCAGCAGATTTTGCAGTTGACATTGAAACTATTAAAGACAATGATATAGTAGTAAGAGTAATGACGTTTGATCATGTACCACTAGAAAACAGAAAGAATAAACCAAAAACAGAAGCAGACTTACATTCTAAATGTAACTTCCCACCATTTAAGCACTATGCTATGATGCGTGGTAAATGGAATGAAGTGTCACGAAGCCATTGGGAAGGTGGTAAAGACAATGGTCACTTTAATGTACATCATGGACAAACAACAGATAGTCTAGCAAAGATGTATATTAAATTATGTGAACGTTATAGTATGCGAGGGAACTGGCGTGGTTACACATATGTAGATGAGATGCGTGGCCAAGCATTATTACAACTTGCACAAATTGGATTGCAATTTAATGAATTAAAAAGTCAAAATCCATTTGCTTATTATACCGCGGCAATTAATAATAGTTTTACAAGAGTTCTGAATTTAGAAAAACGTAGTCAGAATATTAGAGATGACTTACTAGAAGAAGAAGGGCTAAACCCAAGTAATACAAGGACATTCAATGCTGAATGGGCCTCTCATCTTGAAAACATAAAAAAACTAGCAGAACAAAATCCAACCTTAAAGAAAAGCAAAATAACAGAATACACCGAAGACGAAGAAACAGGAGAATAAATGTTTTTTGATAAAGCGGTGATCTTTACTGATATTCACTTTGGTATGAAGAATAACAGTAGATATCACAACCAAGACTGTGAAGATTTTATTATATGGATGATCAATGAAGCTCACGAAAGAGGCATCAAAAAATGTTTCTTTTTAGGCGATTGGCATCATAATCGTGCTAGTATCAATGTTAGCACACTAAATTACACCACTAGTAACTTACGAAGACTCAATGAGAGCTTTGACGAAGTCATAATGATTACAGGTAATCACGATTTGTATTATCGTGAGAAACGTGAAATTCATAGTTTGTCAATGATTGAAGACTTTAAGAAAATAAAAATGATAAACAATGAAATGTTTATTGAAGATGGTGTAGCATTTATTCCATGGCTATGTGACGATGAGTGGAAAAAATTAAAAGAAGTAGAATGTAAATTTATGTTTGGTCATTTTGAATTACCAAACTTTTATATGAATGCTCTTGTACAAATGCCCGACCACGGCGGACTTAAAGCAGAACACTTATCAAAACCTGAAAAGGTTTTTAGTGGACACTTTCACAAACGCCAAGTACAAGGTAATGTAATTTATCCAGGCAACTGCTTCCCCCATAACTATGCTGACGCATGGGATGATGAGAGGGGTTGTATGTTTTTAGATTGGGATGGAACAATTGAATATGCTCAATGGCCAGATGCTCCTAAGTACAGAACTTTAACATTAAGTAGATTAATAGACGATCCAGACAAATACCTATCTAATAAAACGCATTGCCGTGTAAGTTTAGATGTTGGCATTACATATGAAGAAGCAAACTTTATTAAAGAAACATTTGCTAAACAATATGACTTGCGTGAGATTGCTCTTATGCCTAGTAAAAAAGAAGAACATACAAACGACTGGAACAAGGGTGTAGACATACAAGTTGAGAACGTAGATAGTATTGTGCTGTCACAACTTGAATCAGTACAAAGCGATACTATTAAAAAGAAACTACTAGTAGATATTTACAGAGGGCTAACAACATAAATGCTAATAATTAAGAATATCACCGTAAAGAATTTTATGAGTGTGGGTAACGTCACACAGGCTGTTCATTTTGATAATGCAGGATTAACACTTGTATTAGGTAACAACCTAGACTTGGGTGGAGATGGTTCACGTAATGGCACAGGTAAGACAACAATTATTAATGCATTAAGTTATGCATTGTTTGGTAGTGCGTTATACAGTATTAAAAAAGATAACTTAGTTAATAAAACTAATAATAAAAATATGATTGTTACTTGTGATTTTGAAATGAATGGCATAAGTTATCGTATTGAACGTGGACGCAAACCTAATGTATTTAAGTATTTGGTCAATGATGTGGATAGCAATGACGATGGTATTACAGATGAAATGCAGGGCCAAGGTAGAGAAAGCCAGCACGTAATTGAACGAACATTAGGTATGAGCCATACTATGTTTAAGCATATTGTTGCATTAAATACATACACTGAACCATTTTTAAGTATGAGAGCAAATGATCAGCGTGATATGATTGAGCAGTTGTTGGGTATTACACAACTTAGTGAGAAGGCTGATATTCTAAAAGAGCTATTAAGGAATACTAAAGATACAATAACAGAAGAAACATATAGACTTAAAGGAATTGAAGATGCCAACGATCGTATTAATAATAGTATTAAAGATCTTGAGCGTAGAGATAAGGTATGGACTTCTCAACTAGAAGAACGTATTCAAGAATACACTAGTGAAATACAAGCGTTAGAACACATTGATATTGATAAAGAAATACAAGCACACGAAGAATTTGCTGAATTTAATGAAAAGAAAGACCAAATAGATACTTTAAACGCCGAAATAGCTAGACTTACAAGTAGTTCCGAGCGTGAACAGAGGCGTTTAGATAAAGCACAAGACGACTTAACTTCTACATTAGAACATAAATGTTATGCATGTGGGCAAGATATTCATGATGAGCAACATGATAAAATAGTTTCTCAAAAAACAGAACTTGTTGACGAAAGTCAAAATCAAATTAAAGACGAGAAGGAATTAATAGAATCATACACAAACGCAATTAATGACATTGGTGAACTTGGAATTGCTCCTATAATAGAATATAATACTTTACAAGAAGCATATAAGCATCAAAGTAAAATAGATAAACTACAATCATCATTAACTAGTGCAGAGAAAGAAACTAATCCATATATAGAACAAATTGATATTTTGAAAGACACAGGGTTACAAGATGTAGATTGGGATGAAGTAAATAGACTTGAAGAACTACGAGAACATCAAGACTTTTTGTTAAAACTATTAACTAATAAAGATAGTTTTATTCGTAAAAAGATTATTGAGCAAAACTTACAATTCTTAAACATACGTTTAGAATATTATATTACACGACTTGGGTTGCCGCACGAAGTAGAATTCCAAAGTGACTTAACTGTAACTATTACACAACTTGGACAAGACTTAGACTTTGATAACTTGTCACGTGGTGAACGCAATAGACTTATACTTGGACTTAGTTGGGCATTCCGTGATGTTTTTGAGAGCATGAACCATCCTATTAATTTTGTTTGTATAGATGAACTTGTTGATAGTGGTATGGACACAGTTGGTGTTGACAGTGCATTAGGTGTGTTAAAGAAAATGGAACGTGATAGAGAAAAGAATATTTTACTTATTTCACATAGAGATGAATTAGTGGGCAGAGTTAGTCGTGTGCTACAAGTTACTAAAGAAAACGGCTTCACTACATTTGATACTGAAGTGGACATAGTAGATTAGATATAGTGAATAAACAAGAAGAATTAGATTTAGAAGATGGGACAAATCCCGAATATGTATTATTACATGCACCAAATACAATAAAAGAATCAGAGCTAGGTATAGATACTTTAGAGATGATTAGGAAAACAATTAATGAGTGGATCAAGGAACAGCAATAATTGCCCATGGACTTATAATAATGTTGTAGTAGATGAATTACCTACAGATGTTGAAGGATTTGTATATGTAATTACAAATCTTACTAATAATAAAAAGTACATAGGTAAAAAACTAGCAAGATTTAAAACAACCAAGCCTCCACTTAAAGGTAAAAAGAATAAAAGACGTGGATTTAAAGAAAGTGACTGGAGAGACTATTGGGGCTCATCAGATCATTTAAATGCAGATGTACTTACACTTGGTTCGGATAAGTTTACTAGAGAAATTTTACATTACTGTCCTAGTAAAGGTGTGCTAAGTTACATGGAAGCAAAAGAACAATTTGACCGTAGAGTATTAGAAACCGATGAATACTACAACGGCATTATTAACGTAAGAGTAGGTAGTTCAAAAATTCTTACGGAACACTTGAGAAAGGGTTGACAACACACTAAACTCTTGTTATACTAACAAAAGTAGTGTTTTAACTCTATTATCAGCTAATAATTAAAGCATCAGATAATTAATAGTATAAAACCAAAACTCACACAGACATAAAGTCCAGCAATTAACGGCACCAATTTAAACACAACCCCAGGCTAATAAAAACTAACACAGGCTACAAGGCTCTGACTGGTTGAGATTCGCTCAACCCACCTTGAGGTTACGTGTACTCACGTGACTAGATACTGGTGTGCCAAACAACGTCAATGCACTGATTTGACAAATCAAAAAGATCAAGCTCTCCTAACACATTTGGAACTTGAGGACAGCACAAAGTCGATACTATGGCAATGTGTGTTTCTGCGTTATTAAGCAGTATGTAATAAGGGTACAGCGTAACCGCCCTTCCTAGGTGTTAAACTAGGTTTACTATAGTATTGTGTGTGGATATCATTGTAAAGGTATTTTAGCACTTGGCCTGCATAAGGCTAAGTGTGAATAAAAAATCTTGTAAAAGCAATATCATTAGTTCATATAAATAAGTATACAAACACTTAAATCACTATTAACTAAACTAAAGAGCGTAGCAAGAACAGCGAACAAAGCGTTAGCTTTGTGAAGCTGATGATGTCGTAGACATCAATTATAATAGAGA